CCCAAACCCCTTATTGAAGGGCGTGTATAAAGAATGTACCCACACTCGTGTCAACGTTAGAGAGGCGTCTCGTGGCCTGATCGAGTTCGGACATTCGTCCGGCTGGTCAACAGGTTACGAATTCGACGCATTCTCTGACTTTTCTACGATTGGAGGTCTCGCTCACTTCAGAGAGCCACTCGAGGAATTCGAACTGTCGTTGCCAAAAATTGATCTTCAACAGATGGCTTTCGATCGTTCTCGTTCTTCGACTAATCTCGCTGAGTTGGCATCCACCTTCAAGGACACCCTTGGTCTATTCTCCAAGCCCGCGGCATTTTGCCGTCACTTGGACACGATCAAAGGTTTCAAGCGTGGTCGCAAATTGCAAGACTCGAAAGATGCTATCAATCGTGCTGCAGACACTTGGTTGCAGGGGACTTACGGGTATATCCCGTTTGTCTCCGATCTCTACAATCTCTCACGAGAGTGTAGGAATCCCATGATGACGATAGCTCGTGCTCGTATTCGTGCACGGTCTTCTGAAAAGATCCGTCAATCAGTATCGACGACCGTCCGCTCTCAGCGTTTTAGCGTTGAGAGCTTCTGGAACTTGTACTATTCGACGACTGCTCAGAAAACTCTTACGAGAGTAGTCCAAGTGGACTGGGTTGACAACCCTTCGTTTGGTGCCATGTCGGCTGCGAACAAGATCGCAACTTACTATGGCCTCAATGATGCCGGCAGATTAGCCTATGAGTTAATCCCTTACAGCTTCGTCGCAGATTGGTTTACCAATCTCGGACAAAGGCTCTCCCATATAGATAGCCTTAACGGCCCTCTTATGGTATCCCTTGGTGCCGTAAACGCTGGTGTCTTGACAAAATCAACGGAATTCTCTACGTCTCGCCACTATGGGGAAAACCCAAACTGGCACGTCAAGAAGTTCGTTCCCGCGACGAGAACTCTCGTCGCTGAGGATTACCGCCGTGGTCCCTCTTCACAGGAGGACCTTGATGGTATGGTTTTGTCCAACGGACTCAACGGCTACAGAACAGCTACGGGGCTTGCTCTGCTTTTAGGGCCAGCAACTCGTCTCTTCAAATTGTTCAGAGGAAAATACACATGAGCATCAAAGACTCCACGGGCACTGCCCGCACCTTCGCCCTCCTGTCGACGACCGGAACTTCCAAGTCGTACGCAGGAGTCAGCACCGTGTCTCCGACTCTCTTCAACACCAAGTCCACCATGTCTGCGAAGCCGCTGGGTTATAACCAGTTTCTTACGCAGGCCGTGGTAAATTACTCGGATGCTGAGTTGAATCCTCGACGCGTTAAGGTGAATTTCACCATCGAAGTTCCCAACGAGCTCACGGAAGCCAATGTGGCTCTTCGCGATGCGGTTCTCTTCGTCGTTCGCAGCGTCCTTTTGGGCGCTGACGACCAGACGGGAACTCCCGCGTCGCTTGAGACCGCTCTTGACTACCTTGCTCGTGGGATCCAAGTCGTCCCTTAAGGGGACGGTGGTGAACATCGGGCAGGGCACTGCGGTATTCTTCCGTAGTGCCCACAATCGGGTAATTAAACTCCGGGAAATCCCGGCCAATCCCTCATGGGAGATCGGATACCGATCATGGATACGCAGAGTCTTGATAACCTGTTGCAGTGCTTGTCATCTGACCTTGGTGTCATGTACGTCCCTTTTCGAGACGTACGTGAAGCGCGGTCAGATTTCTACAAGCGTATGCTGGGAGGCACATGTGACTCCTCTGTCGGCTCGAAGATACGACAGTTGCGGTACCTCGAATTCGCTGCCAAATGCAGCGGACTCGATGATGTCGCCCCGGCATCAGCTTTACCCTCCTTTCTGAAGCGCCAGGAACATCCGTCTATCATACACGCTCCTGATCGCGACGTTCGTGATCTTCGTCACATCCTAAAGATGTTGATGAAGACCAACGAGTTTCGCCGTCAAGATCTCGTGTGCGATATGCGCCATGGTCCTGGGGTTACTTCCGACGCCTTCGACGGCGTCGACAAGTGGCTTGCTTCAGTAACGCCTGACCGAGCGAATCTTCTCGATCCGCTTGGTCGCCTTCCTCGTTCGCATGCGGTACCGTGGGGCGTCTTTTACGACGTCCCTAAGACCACGTGGACGAACAGGGGGATCGTTGCCGAGTCGGTCTCAAACCAACTCATGCAACAGGCTATAGGTGGGTTCCTCGCGCGTCAATTGCGTCCTTTTGCTGATATCTCAAGGCAAAAGTCGAACATTGCGGCAGCGTCGGACTGCGAATCAGCCACACTGGACCTGAGCAGTGCTTCCGACTCGATTTCACTCGAGTTGGCGCACTTGCTTTTTGGTCCTCTGGATGATGAGCCGAATTCCGAATTCTACCGCGCTTGTCTTCAGTCTCGATCGCAACATGTCGTGTACCGTAATGGTGCTCGCCATGAAGTGACTGAGCTAAGGACTTTTTGTTCCATGGGCAATGGGTTTTGCTTCCCGTTGCTCACCGCAATTTCCCTCGGGATTACGATCCTTGGGTACGCGCGTTATTTCGGCATCGATACGCGAG